TATTAATTCAATTTCTGTTCCGTCAAATAATGTAATATTATGACTTTTATATACTGTAGTTGCCATAGATATTCTATTCTATCACAAAACAACAAAGCCCACCTCCGAAGAGATGGGCCAAGTCGTATAATTATTTAAATTATGATGCTGGATCGAAGGTACGATCTACGATCTTACCGTATGAACCAGATGTGTCCTCTGGAAGGAGACGGAATGATACTTCAAACATTGAAGCCTCATCACGCTTTGCAGATACTGTTACATTCTCAATTGAGAGTGCACGGTATGCTGTATAGACACGCTCTACTGTTGCAGAGTCTACGCAATCACCTGTACCAGGACCGATTGCAACGATACCACGCTCAACTGGACATTCGCCAAGTTCACCTGCAGAAAGGTTAAGAACCTGTCCGTTAGATGTTGACTTTGTACCTGTCAATTGTGAATCGCTGAATGCCAAAGCCAAGAGAAGGTTCTCTAGTGTAGCCTCAGCAAAAGCAGTTGCAAGATTTACCTGCATGCCCTGCTTATAAAGTTTAGCAACGTCAAGAATCTGGTCAACCTGTACTTCGCCGAAGTCAGGCTGGAACTGCAATTCAAGACCGTTCATGGTGTAACCTACGTTTGTATAACCTGAATCATCTGCAAGTGTCTCTCTAAAAGACTCTGTACCGTCAAATGCCTCTAGGGTATTTGCTGATAGTGTTGTATCTGCAACGAAAAGTGCTGCTGCTCCAACGATGATGTTAGTTGACGAACCACGACTATATGCCATTTTTTCACCTCTTTCTGTAATCTATAGAATAGATATTAAGTTGTTGGCGCTTGTTTCCTCACCCTAAGTATAACAGCCTTTTAAGTGTATAATTCGTTAAGCGGGTCAGAGCCGTGTGTATGATAGTCATACTGGACAATGACCTTGTTTCTATAGATCATTCTCATTGAGCCTTGAGCAGACTGTAGTTCTAGAAGGTCTCTAGACTCATCCACCTGGAAGGTTTTGGTATTGTGAAAGAAGACACCCTGAGATATTGAGCCTATAGATTCCTGATTCTTTGAGGACCAGGTATTGACATCCTGTGCAGATGAGTCTTCTCTATCAAGGGCAGCATTAATAATACGGATAGTAGCCAAAACCTTTTCAAGTGGTCCGTGAACTGTGTACAGAATCTGCTCTCTCTTGTGTCTGTAAAAAGGGCTTGGTCTAAATCTTGAGAGTGTGTCAAATCCTATTAGTACTGGAAGAGAAGAGTCTGTCGATAGTAGTTCGCTATATAGGTCATCTATACTGGTTGCTGATACTGGGATAAAAGGACTAAACGTTTGAGAGGCTGGCACAATATCAAACAACTTTAGTTGTTCTTCAAGATATCCATTAAGAGCAAAGCCTGGATAGTATGTTTGCTGGCCTAGTAGTTCTTTATCCATAATCTTATTCTACACCAATCTTTAAGTTTGCTATCCATCTGAATCCAGTCTGGATACCCTTGTTTTTGCCAAGCCTTGATCCTTGCTTAATATCCTTTTTGAATACAGTTGGATTTTGAATATAGTTATAAATACCAGATGCTCTTAGAAATGACTGCTTAAAATAAAACAACATAAACTCATCTATTGTCTTTGAAAAAGATCCCTGAACTTCAGTTCCTCCAGGATTTGTAACTGTTACATCATTTGAGGTAAAGATTTCTTCATTGTCAATTGTAAAAGCAAGAACTCTTTTCTTTGGTCTAATGGTAACTGGAACTCCATTTTCCATAATCTTTGCTTTGTCATAAAATGGGACAGTAGATCCTTTTTTTAGTGTTTCTGATTGTGTAAATGTTCCTCTGATCGATAGACCCAAATTGCTAATTGTATAATCTAAATCAAACAATCTTGCGGTTGGGCTACCAGTCTTATTCCATTCATATATATGATGTAGTGCTGCAGGGTTAGATCTTGCTTGAGCATCTACATACTGACCCATAGAAGTGATTGTTGCTTGACCCAAAGCCTTTAAAAAATCAGTCTTACCTTTTTGAACTCCATCAATAAATCCCATAGAATAATTTACAATATTATTCATTTGTTTTTCAAAACTTTTGGTTGTGGTGGTTACTCTCACTAGTCACCTACAGACTGATTCTCTGCTCTACGCCAAAGAATTTTATAGTATTGAATATCTCCAAATGGTCCAACAAATGGTTCTACAGTAGCAAACTCATAGATTGTAGCCCTACCTGATCGTGGCCCAGATGTTTCTCTATAAATGATAGTATCACTTGCATTGCGTATATTTGTTACTAAAATATTTGTCATTGCGTTATCAGAACCTAAAGAAGATGTTCGTGGATCTGACTTTGTTCTTACTATTAGTTGTCCGTTGTTCTGCAAAAATATCTCTGGCTTAATCTCTTCTTTAGAAGCACCACCTATTGGGGTGGCATTACATATAATGCTTCTATCATAAATCCAATCCTTTTGTGCTTGGCCATACTCATTCTGCTTAATTTTTGCATAATAAATATCGGCCTTCATAGGGTACATGAAGTCAGTAACTTCACATGTATCCATTATAAAATCCCAATACGTGTAATCTTATTAGTGTATCCTGATAAAATCTTATCTACAATAATGTTTCCAGTACCGCTTGAGATTTGCTTGTCGTACTCAATCTTAAACTGATCGGTGCTATAGTTCTTTACATATCTCTTATAGTAATCTAGTTTCCCACACTTAATATCTTCAATAAGCATCTTTGTTGCATCTTGAATGTCGTATGGAACAACCTTATACCCAACCTCAGCCAAGAAGATATAATCAGTTCCTTCTGGGAATGTAACTCCAGGGGTAATGGTTGCAACATTTCCGCTGTCGTCTGTATCAAACAATGACAAAGAATCTGATGCTGCTAAAGGAACTCGTGCTGGTCTGCGCTCTGATCTGTTGTATCCTTCTGTTGCTGCAACTGGATCCTTAATGATTGCACTCTTATCTTTTGTGAGCATGTAGTTCCACTCACCTAGTGCTGGACCATCTGCAGAATAAATATCATAAACAAGAATTGCGTTCTCATAAACCTTTACGAGTTTTTCAACTTTGTCCCATACTGGCATGTAATCAGTCTCTTGTCCAACTGGCTCAACATACTTTCTCTTGTAATAAAATCCACCAGTAATGCTGTCTATAAGTATTCTTGCTAAGTTTTCATACTCTTCATACTTTGCAATATCTGTTGCAGTTGTTAGTCCGTGACTTGCTGCTAATTCTCTTGGATTTACATATGGTCTTGCAACCTCTAGGTTGTCTTGAACAACAATATCTCCACGGTCTTCATAAACATTTCCAGACTCTTCTAGGTCTTCGTGAATAGTAAGTGCATATGACTTATCGTATTTTACAAAATCTTCATCTAGAGTATAGGTTAGTTGTGAGTTGGAGTTAGATGTTAAATAAGCAACAACCTCTGACTGCTCTAAAGTATCTTCAATTACTAAAACATAACCTCTGTTAGCATCTGGTACTGTGTATGTTACAGAAAGTGGGTATGGTGGGAGTCTTAGAATCTGCATAATTATTTACCGTAGTATGATGCTACCTCTTCTGGAGACGCTATGCGTACTGCCTTATGGGTAATCATCTTTTCCGATGCCTCCTTTGAGACGATGTTATATCCTGGTGCGAGAGACCCCAACCCGTTCCAGTGGATATTTCTAGTGGAGTAAAGAGCGACCTTTTCTTCTTTAGGCTGCTCTTTGCCTTGCTTTACACTTTCAATCTTATTGTCATTTGGATGAAAACTTGCTATTACTTCTAATATTTCTAGTTTAGTCTTTACCCCAAATAGATCAATGTTATTTTTTTTAGCGTATGACTTTAGTTCCATAACAGTCTTTGTTGCTAAATCTTCCATCGTTGTCATTTGATCTCCCTATGCTTACTGCAATTATACCAGAGTTATCTTCTCAGAGTCTGGGGTCTTCTAATTCCTGATGGTGTTCCAGACATAATGATGTTCTCACCAAAATTTGCTGTAGGTATACATCCTAAAGCATTTTTTTCAGATATGATCCCATTGGGTCCAGATATAACTGTGCCAGTTACTCCACCCGCAACAATGCATCCACCACTACGGTGATTATGTTCTTCTGGTGCACTTCCTGGATAAGACATATTTTCTCCCTATATGACTAAGGAGGGCAGTTTTTACGCTGCCCCCCTAGATCATTGCTTAGTATTAATTAGGAATCTGAGGCTGCATCTGCGTAAGCAACTGCATCCAACTCTTCCCACTGAAGACCAAAGCGAACGAATACTGTGTATTCAATGGTGTCCTTCTTGTTGATGTATTCACGATTTACTGTGATATCACGCTGGAAGCCCCATACACGGTTTGCTGGGAATGTCAAGTCGACATAACCTGCTGGGTAGTAAGGAACTTCTTGGACTGTGATGCCAAGTACACGAGTTGTACGAGCATCGCCGAATGTCTGTCCTGCGCCATCAAGGTAAGCCTGGCGGTTAGCCTGTGTGCTTCCTGGAATCTGGCCGTTAACTGCTTCAGCAATTGCATCAGCAAGTGTACCGTTATTCTTGACGATACCCTGGAATGCGTCTGTACCTGCGTAGAACTTAAGGTTTGACTTAAGTGCACGGTACTTACGTGGCATTGCCAAGATAATGTCCTGCATAACGTTTGGAGTCCATTCGTTACCAGTTACAGTTACTGCTGCTTCGTGAGCATCTGAACCTTCTGTAACCTTTGTTACGAAACCTTCCATGATTGAAAGGAATGGTGATGTTGTACCATCACCGTTGATTGCAAGATCTTCGATATCGTTAGCAAAAGCATTTGTCATCAAGCGAACTAGATGATCTTCAAGTGCTCCACCTTCGATATTGTCTTCAAGCGCTTCAGTTGAAACTTCCCAATCGAGACGAATCTTCTTTGTAGTAAGTTCAACCTTGCTAAATGTAGCACCTGCGTTTGTGAAATCTGGCTGTGCTTGTGCAGCAGCACGGATTACACGCTCACCAACGTTAACTTTTTCAAGTTCCATTGTGTTTGCTCGCATAGTAACTCTACGGCCATCCTTGGCGAGAACTGTTGCATCCCACACGTAGTCGATGAAGCGACGAGCCTGCTCTGGTGCTAAAATACCACCTGGTGTTCCAGTTGGGTTTACAGAGTTTGCACCGTATGTACCAAAGGCTGCTGTGGCAATGTTACCAAGAGAAGCCGCTGGAGTAAGATTACCATCTGGACCTGTAACTGTTGCACCGCCGATAGCACCTGATGCAAATGCACCGTCGCCATTGTGAGCATGTGATTCAGTTGGAGAACCTGGATAGTTCTTTACGATATCTGTATTTTGTTCTGACATATTGTTCACCTCCTAGTGATTTTATATCTTAACTTAATAGGTCGGAATTTGTGAGGAAACGTCCGCCCCATAGGGATTTCTGAACCTTTACAGGCTCAAACTGCACGATCTCGCCTAGATCGCCAGACTTGCGGAAAGCAGTGTCTGCAACTACGGCATCGACACGCTTGCCAAACTCATTAAAGTTACCCTTGATATTGTTAACCTCGCTTGTTACACTATCAACGGACTTTGTTACTACTGCTATCTGCTCATTAAGAGACTTGATAGTGGCAGCAAGATCGCCAAAGGCATTAGTAAGAGACTCTTTAATTTCTGAAACTGCTTTTGCAACTTCTTCATTAAGTGCTACAGAAACTTCATTTACAGTATCTGCTGCTTCCTTGTTAGTCTCTTCTTCTACTGTTACATCTGCAACTGTAGAATCTGCACCACCATCAACTGACTTTTCAATTGGTGCCTCATCGACAACCACTGCTTCATCAGCAACTACATCTGTCTTTTCAACTTCAGTTGGCTGTGCCTCTGGAGCAACCTCTGCATTTTCAACTGCAACATCAACTGCTGCTTCTGTTGTTTCTGACATAGGGTTTACCTCCTTTGTAATCTTAATTGTACTAATGCCTTTAGCACTATCAACTAAGAACTTTATCATATCTGCTTTATCTTTATCATTCTTTTCAACAAAACCAATGTTCTTCATTTCTTCTCCAGAAACTGGGCTTACATGTGTTTCTTCTTCTGATGTGACAATGAGGCCAGATTGCTTATCATAAAATACATTTTCTAAAACTGTGTCGTCAGCCTTGATAACATCAACGCCATCAACCTTCTCAACTGACATAATACTTGCAAACTGATTTGCTGGACTATCAACCAATGAGAGTTCGATTAGGTCGTAGTCTTTAATAATTCTAATTTGCTTATCCATCTTTTCGTCATAAGCATCATCCCACTTGTTCATACGTCCCCCGATTGAAAAACCTGTGTATGTTCCATCAAGAACCTTTTCCCATGCATCTTGTGCACCCTTGGAAATGTAGGTAGAAACATAAACACCCTTGTAGAACTTCTTTGACTCTGGATCAAAATACTTTTCTTCTTTAAATGAAATCATCTTTCCTACTGCAGATGGCTGATGCATTTCTCTAATGTTCCCACGGAATTTAGCAAATGCTTCCATAGAAGCCTCTGTTGTTACAATGTCATATTGCTTGTCTAGGTTGTCAAGGGATGCAAAACCTGAAACGATTCTACGCTCTAAATCCACTTTTCCGAAAGGCATTGATAGACGAACGTTGTCGCCTTCCGTAATCCAGGAAGCCTTATTAATTTTCATAGCGTATCTATTATACCAAACGTTTATGGGGTTTTCTCAATTATTGAGACGAACGACCCTGACCCTGTGCATTTCTTCCAGATACCGTAGTTGTGCTGTCTGATTGGTTGTTTGTTCTTTCGGTATCTCTTGCTCTGTTCCCCGCAGTGTTAGCCCTTGCGTCTGCTGCTGCTCTTGCGTTTAACTCTAGTGGCTCATCCCCACCTTCTCTTTGAGGAAGATCAAGAATTTCACGAGCCTCATTTGGAAGCATAATCTGAGACTTAACATATTTTTCAAGAATTTGAGCCTGTGCAATCTCGTCTGTAAGAGTGAGTTCATTAAACTTAAGTTCTAGAATATCTGTTTGCTCTTTAATAATTTTGCTGATTACTTTTTCAAGGTGATGCTGTGCTGGTCGTGCAACCTGCTCTTTAAAGGTTCTGTCTTGTGAGAGTGCTGCTGCAAGTCCTGATTCTGACCCACCAAGTTTTGAAATAGGAACCTGATGAGCAATTAAGATATCATCACGATTTTGCTTGCGATACTCTTTAAATGATCCATCCTGAACACCATTCTCAATTGGCTCCATCTTAAACTCAACCTTATTCTGGTCTGTATCTCCAGGAAGTGGAATGTATAAAGTTCTGTGTGACTGAGACTTAAGTCCTGTTTGTAGGAATCTAAACATCTTGTCTTCTGAGTCTCCACTAAGTTGAGCACCCTTAAGAGTAATAATATATCTTGGGACAGCCTTGTTTTCAAAATAGTCAATGTTGTATTGGGATGCTAGGTGATCTCCAACTAAAGATGGAAGTGCAGAAACAATATCTGGCACACCATAGAATGTGTTTAATGGAGAGTATTCCTTAATGTGAATAATCTCATTTGGTCTTGGGTCTGATGTGACAGGGTTTGGATTGCTTGCTGCAAAATTTCTAAAGTAAACAATCTTATTTCCAATAATCTGTAAGAAGCCATCGTGAAGTCTACGAACACGAATTGTTGTTGCTGGTATGTGTCCAATATATCCGATTTGTCCTTCTATGTTTCTTCCTACCTCAATAAAGCCATTACCAGTTGCTTGAAGGTCTGTATAAACCTTCTCCATAATTTTTGTAAACGAATCTTCATCGTTTAAGTTTTCTAGCCAGTCACGAAGTTCGATCTTCATGCGTTCAATTCTCTTGCGAGCACGACCAACCTTTTCTTGATCATCGCTGCTTTCAAAACGAAGTGCAGTAGTGTCTGTTAGGTCAAACCTATAGCCCAAGCCAACAATATTTTCTACCTTGGCATCAATTGCAGCATGATTAGCAAAAGATGTATCGTAAAAGTTAGCCAACTCATACATGTTGTATGGTGGTGTAATAACATCGAACAGTCCGTATCCATTACGATATACCGTTCCAGGATTGATCTGCTTTGATGCAGAAGTTTCTCCTGCTGGCATAGCATTTGCTGAATCTAGATATGCAGGATCACCGATAGCCTTGTTTGCTACACGGCTTGTTCTGCGCTTAAAGTTTTGGTTTATACCATTAAGATCTTTTAGGTCTTCCCAGTTTTTATTAAATGGGTCTTGAGCAACAAAAGGATCTGGCTCTTTTTCTTGTGTGTTTAACTTTGCAAAAATTGGATATTCGTTACTCATCGCTACCGTACCTATCGTGAGTTTGTTGTGCTGCATGCCATGCACCTAGGTCATTCATGGATGGGATTAGTCCTTGCTGCATTCTGTCTAGTTGCTCAGAATATTCTTCATCAGTAACTCTAGTCAGTCCTGGAACAAAAACTGCGTCTCCATCACCTGGATCGCCGTAATACTTTGCAGCATCTTTTAGTTGTGCCATCTTTGAGAGGTCGCCTCTCATAGACTCAATGTTGAGGACATTGCCCTCTCCATCAGTAAACCACTTGCCGTTTGACTTCTTATAAACATATAGGCCCCAATTGTACTTCTTTTCAATAACTTGACGACGTACATTTTTTACAAGGGGTTTGCCAGTTTTTGGGTTAATTAATGCATCCATAACAACCAGTATACCATATTACACTGGAGATACGGTTTCTGATGACCATGAGACGGCATTATATATTCTTAAAGCATCTGCATCAACAGTTAATCCATTTAAGTCATCAATAATAATCTTATTTGTTCCAGAGTACGACTTATATACATTTTCTGGGCTAACTCCATATATTTCTGATGTAGAAATTGACAACATTCCATCCCACACGTAATTATCAAACCAATACTGCCATTCGTAGTCAATTAACCCCTCACTCTTTACATTAAGCCAAGGCCTTGTAACAGTTCTTTGAACCTGCTGCAAGTCTGTTGATTGATAGTAGGAGACATTATTAAATACCCCTGGGCCAGTAAGATTGATCGAGCCTGAGTACGAGTCAAAGTTTAGAGAGTCTGAAAATCTTAATCCGATTACTGACCATTCCTTAACTGTAAGAACTGGTTCTCTTACTAGTTTACCATTTAAGAAATAAGATACCCCATTGTACTGTTGACCAGTTTTTGCATCTAGTGCAAAAATTCTTGCCCTATTTCCAAGGTCATTGTTTGTGACCATAAAAAACTTTATGGTTTCACCTTTATAGTTAATCTCAAATAGTTGGACTGGTGATCCAGGAAATTCAAGATCGTCATATCTGTACCATAGTTGCATCGCATTAATTTTATAATTATCTGAAATTTGTAAGTTAACTGGTATTGATAGTCCACGATCTACAGATCCATCAAAACTACCCTTTAGTTCTATTCCAGAACTTCTTGTCATGTAGAGATATGGGGTGCTTCCCTTATAAATCGTAAATGGATTTTTTGTTTTATAATCATAATAAATACCTGACCTTGTATAAGGAAATATCTGTGTTCCAAATCTTGTTCCAATTGGATTAAACGAGTTATCGTTAAAAACTTGAGAAGACAGACTTAGTTGCTTTAGTGATACTGGTTTTGATATTGTTGACCTACTTATAAACTCTAGCCTATAAACAATAGCAAGATTATTAAAATTGATAGATTTGGTAGGATAAAGAATTGTATTATCAACTACTTCAAACTTTGTTGTACTCCATAGCGGGTGGCTATCTATGTCAATAATTTTTCCTTGTCTTGCTTTTTCTGATCTTGTGAAAGATGACTGAAGTGCATTTGCGCCATCTTCAATATATTGAAATGTTACATAACTTCTGATAGATGAATTTTGCGTATCATACTCATAAACTTTTTGAGTTTTTGTTGTCATGTCGTCATAATCATTCCAGTCAGTAAGCAGTGAGTTATCTAGTTGCTGATAGGTTTCCTGTACTGGATTAGAATAAGAATTATCTAAATCTCCATATGTCCAAGACTCTAACTCTTGATCTGATTCTATTACTCTTGATGGTGATGGGTATCCAACATTAAATTGAAGAAAATCTAAATCATAAAATTCATTTCCAATATCATTTTGTACATACTGGGCAAAATAAGAAAGTGGTAAGTAATCTTCCCAGTATCCCGATGTGCCTATGTCTAAGAAAAATAAATCATAAGAGTCTGTTGGCAATAATGTATAACTTGCTGTATGCTCTATCAATGATGTGGAAACTGCCTCTGTTGATCCTGGCAAAGAAAGATCATCAAATATAACAAATCCATCTTCATCATAATTGTTTTCTATTTCTTTATAATTTGAGTCTGTACAAAAACCAACTGTATAAATGTTTCCAGTAAAAGTGCTATTGACATTTTGATCTCCACCAACATATAACTTTAATGAGCCCTGGTTTCCAAAAAATGAAGAAGTGTTTTGACCAAAAGAATTGGATATAGCATCTATATTAATACCAACTGAAAAAAGTTGGTCCAACTCAATAGATGGGGTTGTGTATAATATCTGATCCTGACCACTATGGTTTAATAGATAAACTACAGCATCTTGATCTTGTTTTATTAAGAAATAATCAGAACTGTTTTGACTATAAATCTTTATTAGCGTCTGTGGTTCTTCTGGGTCAATATTGTCTGTACTAAAAACAGCATAGATAGACTTAACCTTATTATTTATAACATTTAAATTATTAAAATTAAAGTAGCATTGATCTAAGTTCCAAGAAGAGTTTGGTCTAAAGGTTATAAATTTATATGTTCCAGATTGTATCTCTTTACAGTCATTATATAGCGACTTTACGCTTTTTGAATTTAAAAAGATTGATGGCAAGGCGTATTCTGGTGTTTTTAAAGATGATGATGTTGTTACTAGATTATCAAAACTTCCTTGTTGCCATTCTGCAAAATCTGGATAAGAGTAGTTTGCTGTATATTCTGCAAATGGAAAATCAATAAATGCAGTTGTTCCTCCGTATGAAGAGTTGATTCCTTCTGGAGATAGTACGCCTTGTCCATAAACCCATCGTCTTTTTGCTACGGTAACTGGAACTTGATAAGGATAGATGGCAACGCAATCAATTTCTATTGGGCTAACATCAGCATAAGAATAAAATCCTAACCAGTCTAGGGATCCCTCTGCCGAAGATTGTTCTGGCAAAACCAACTCTTTTGTATTAATTGTAAAAGATAAAACTTCTTCTCCATTAATCAATAGGCTAGCAGCATTTTCTACTACCCGAATATGAATTAAAATTGGCCTAAACCATTCACCAACAAAGTGAGACCTAAAATTATCTCCAACCTTTAGTGTTAGAAATGCTCCGTCAACATATAAACCATCTAAAGACGATATTGGACCAAAAATTCTCTTTGCTGTTGATGCGTCAGAGTTAATTCTTGCCCAGAACTCAACCGTATAGTCTTGGTATCTTCCAGAATCATTTAAGAATCCTTTTCCTGGAAT